TTTCTTCTTTGTTTAATGCACGAGGCACAAAACCAAGAACTTCATCTACCCACACCGCTGTGCACAATAGCTGTGCTGCCTCAAGAGGCATTTTAACTATGTGTTTATCCACATGATACTGTGCAGACTTGTCTAAGTCCTCGTCTAAATAAAATAAGTTCATCTAATCCAACATTTATATTGTTTACACTCGCCAGTTTTGTGGTCTACCATTTCGCCACAAATCTCGCAGTCGTCCCAATACCAAGTCTCAAAGGACTTTGTATCTGAGTTCCACACTTGGCAAGTTTTTTTGTCTATTGTATTTTCCATAATATAATATTATACACGAATTTTTACTTGATGTCAAGAACTATTTTTATTTGCTACCAAAGGCTTTACCAGCCTCAGATATACCAAATGCTCCCAATGTTACTATCACAAAAGAAGTATAAATAGTATCTGATATAACTAAATCTTGACCCATAAATGCTGTAACTAAATCACACACCCCAAATACTGTCATTAAAAAGAATGAGATAAAACCAATAATCGCTTTTTCATTTATATCATTATCATCTAAAAATAAATCCATAAACTTACGCTTTCCAGGTTTCATTCTGGCACGGTCTTGTTTCATCTTCTCAATTAAATCTTCTGCTGCGTCGAGCTTATCGACTAGCTTCATATATTTATCGAGGTCTATCTGAACTTCATTTCTACTGTTATCAGCTTCAATTTCTGCCATAGTTTTCTCCTATGGTTTCCAGTCATACCATTTCCTTCTACGATATGGCTTACCTAAGGTAGCCTCTCTAAAATGAAAAGAAATTGATATTCTTGGACTTAGAGTATCAACTCTATGAAATTTTCCTTTCGGAATATATAACAAATCCCCATCATCAAGCTCCACAACCTCTTCTAATGTTGCGTCTCCTAGCCTTTGATGACCGAGGTCTTTGCTAAACTCTTTATAAATGTACCAGCGTATTTTACCAGATACATGAAATAAAAAATTATCTGTTGAATCTGCGTGTATTGGAAAGCAGTGTGCGTCTTTACGCTTACTACAATATATGTTTGCCTGTCCTACTCCATATACTTTTTCGAACTCTTGGCACTGTCTCCACATATTTCCATTCAAAAACTCACTTAATGTAAGTATAAAACTACACCCTTGATTCCAAAAATCTAAAATTTGTTCTCTACTATATTTTTCTTTTGACTTTTTCTTGCACCATTTATTACCATTTGGTAATACTATTTGTAGTTGGGGAGTTCTATCCCATTGTCCGATTTTTATCTGATTAAGATAGTTATCAAACTCGTGCCAACTAAAATGGTGTCTAAATATATTAGTTTTCGACTTTATTACAAAGTGTTTTTTATCCTTAAACTCATCAAAAAACCTTTCACGAGTTAATGGTTTAATTAGTGTATCAAAGGGAATTGACAATTTTTGCTAACCTCCACCACTCTCTCATTAAATCAGGTCTAGGGTGAGTAGCCTTTGCATGAGGTGTGTACTTTGGGTGCCATGGTTGGTAACTTAATGCTGTAAGATGAAGTTGCCAAATATGGTCAATCTCTAAATTTTCTTTATCTTCCCATTTAGGACTATGTTTACTATAAACATCATACCCTTTTGGTATAACTGAAGGATTTGTTCCATCAAAAATATTCCATCTTGGGTCTAGTTGATGTACTAAATTCATTGTTTTCTCTTTGTGTGGACTGCCTAACTTTCTCATAACTTCCCACTTGTAAGAATAATTTTTATTCCACTTTATGATTGTATCTATTGGGTCTACAAATTCTTTTGCTTTCTCACAATCTATCAAAAGTACACTATCACACCAGAAACCTCTGGGATATCCTGCTTTTGTTCCTGCCTTACCATTATCTTGGAGAGCGTCCCATACCATACCAAAAGCTTTTCCTTCTAAATCTGTTTTGTACAAAGCATTTATATCTCTAAAGTTTAGCATATCTACATCTGTATACAATGCTCTACCTTTATATCCCATTAGGTGTGGAACTGCATATCTATAACAAGTAAATGGTGTACCCCAAGTAGTTCTATTCCAACCTGGAAAGTCTTTTGGTCGTAAAAATACTATATCAATCGGAGCAGTCGAGTTTTTATAAAGTGTATATAAATATATTCTTTGAGCAAGAGTGTCATCATTATCGCTAGTTCCTACAAATAATTTAACAGTATCTCGCATATAAAACCTCTTGTCCTTCTTCCATATGCAAACAATGTGCAAACCTGTTTCCTATTGGAAAGTATGTTCCTTCCTTAATTACATTTAATTTTAAGTTTCTATGATTCCAATTAAATAAGTCATAATCATGAATTGCTAGTGTATGTAATAGTCTTGTTAGTTTATCTCCCACTATTAGTTTTATATCTCCCTTAATTGCCCATATTACAGTTGGGTCTTTTGCAGGACAATGTATTCCTTTTACTGTTTGTTTAGCATAAATAATATCATAGAGTTTAGGGTAATTATATTCTTTTTGCACTTCATCAAAAAAAGCATGAAACTTTGTATAATTATCTTGATACTCTGGTACAGATGTATAATAATCATCTAAATTTTTACAATGTCTATAAAATAAAAATGAATCCATAAATGGAAACATATACTCATGCTGATAAACACCATAATCTTTTAGACTATGAACTACTTCTTTTACTTCTTTAGTAAGCTGCACCTTTACCTCTCATAAATCCTACTATTATATCTCTTTTGCCCCACTCTAGTGGTTCGCTTTCATGTTCATGTATGCTGGTAAAAATAGTTAGACTTCCCTTTTTTCTCATCGTTGGGAAACTATGTCTAAAATTTTCTCTAATTTTCATTGTTTCTGGTAAAAAATTACTATCCATAAATACATCAGGAACAGTATAACTTTCTACTATTTTTAAATCTCCACCACCATATTCTTCAGAGTGGCTCAATTGTATACTTAAACTTATTTTTCTTACTGTTTTAGCAGATATTGCTTGTAAGTTAGGTCTATGGTCACGATGAGGTCTAAAAAACATACCTTTTTCATCATATCTAACCATATTTATTTCATGCCATTTTCTATCTTGATGTAAATGAAACTTATATGACCTATCATTATATAAATTAACAGCTCGTATAAGTCTATCATAGTAAGGAAAAGTAATATTACTTCTCTTTTTACATTTTCTTATCTTTGTGTTATATCCTGAATACCTAGTTCCTGCTAGTTTCCAAGGCATATCCTCATTTATTTTATACAGACTATCACATTCTTCTTCAGTTAGAAAGTCTGGTATATGACCTACTATGTCATGTGTTTTATACTTACTCACTAATAATTTCATTATTGATAACTCCGTCTTGTAAGATTAGTTGATAAGCATGAGCCCATTTCACATCTTCTGCTATAATACAACTTATTGTATCATAACCTAGTTTTCTAGCAATAGTTAATCTTTGGTTGCCTGTATAGGCGAGGAGGGGATAGGATTTCAACCATGGGTGGTGATTTTTAACACCTCTTTGTGATGCATACCAATTAGGGTATGTATTAGGTATCACAATAATTGGGTCTAGTAATCCTACTTCATTGAATGATTTAACAAGAGATTTTTGCACTCTTTCGTGTCTAACTGCTCTACAAATTAAAGATATCGCAGCGTCCATAGGAATGAAAGTTTCTTCTTTCAACTCCTCTGGTGTCATTAAATATGCAGTAATTTTATTACTATTCTTTGCTATTAACCTTCTCGACTGTGGCTCTTCCAATTTCCTCCCTTGCTAATTTTCTAATTGTTTCTAATAATTGTGGGTAGCTTTCAAAGTTTTCTATATCCTTTGCTGGGTGAGCAATCTGCTCTAATTTATCTACCCTTTCTTCTAATTCTTCTAACCATTCTTCGTTTTCTTCGAAGCGGTCTTGTGCTGGTTCGTTTTTCTCAAACCACTTTGAATGATTATTCATCACTCTCCGCCATTGCAACATATCCCAAAACTTACTGAGCATTACGAAATATCTCCTTTGCTTTCTCCCACTCGTTAATATTTTTACTTGGAATGGAGACTTCGAACACAAACCTTGGACTATCTCCTGTGTTCCTGTCTGCTAACCACTGCTCTCCTTCCATGCTACCTGCTAATACAGTCCAGCAGTTGTTCGACATTTGGTCTGGTATTTGTTTTCTTACACCATTGTCTACCCAATGTGTTACTCCAGCACCTTTATTATAAATAAATCTTATAAACTTTCTTTTCTTTAAATGACTATTGTTCCATGCTGTCCAACCCCATTTTATAGGTTGAACTGCTACTTCACTTATATACCAGTTAGAAGTATGTGTATTTAAATTTAATGCACCTCTAAATGCTTGAATACCATCAAATAACTCTTGTGAAGGATACCTTCCTGTGTAATCAATAGTATTTGTTCTATCTACAGTAGGAGTGGTCATTGCCATTTTATCTCTTAACCTTTTAAAAGATACATCTGGTGCTGGTTCTTTGTCATATGTTGCTACTTGTTTATAACAAAACATTGCTAAATAATGTAATTTAGCCCTTACTTGTTCATTGTTTAGTGTTATTTTCTCCATTGTTCAAATCCGCTGTCGTAACCTCTCGGTAATATACTACGACATCTTTGAGTTCTGTAATGTATCTTTTCAACTCTTGCATATTGTATGCCATAACTTCATAATCTGGTATGGTCATTGCAAGGAATACTAACTCCCCTTCTTGTGCTTCTATAACTGCAAACTGTTCTTCATAGTTCTCTGGTGTAATAGTTAACCATCTGACTTCTTTTAAATCTATTTCACGAGGCATGATAGGTTGAACTATCTGCCTTTCGATTGGTTTTGCTACTACCTCTACTTGTTTAGTTGGAATTAGGCTGCAACTGGAGCCCATCATCAAGGTCATCAACAACAACGCTGAGTTTCTCGATGTCTTCCATAATGTGTTTTGTTCCATTGTTTATCTTCCTTTGCATTTCTACTGGGTCGCCCATTATTTTTGCACTTAACTCATAGTTTCTTATAAACTCAGAGTATCTGTTGAGTTCCCTTTGTGCCTGTTGACTTTTAACAGTCATTTCATTTAGTTGTTGTGTTTGTAAAGCAAAATCATTAGTCATTGTTTCTAATGCCTCTTGTTGGGTAGCAACTGCTCCCTCTAATGCTAGATTATTTGCTTTCAGTGTGACATTCTCATTGTATAGCCAATATCCACCTAGTCCTAACACTATTATTATTCCTATCAAAAATTGATTCATAATTCTTGTATTCTGTAGTTTAGTCCTTCTGCTCCTCGGACTTCTACGACCTCTCCTTCTTCAGTCTTAAACTTTAGGTATTTTTCTTGTTTTGTGTAAAACTTGCGAACTATATAGGTTGTATCATCAGCGTCTCCGAATATAGCATTATAACTAACAGTTAACTTATATGTTGGAAACCACCAACGCATTAATTTATAATATAGTTCTTTCACTTCCAGTCCTTTCCACAGAACATATTACCTTCCGCTTCTCTTCTGCGAGTTAATCCTTCAAGCACTTTACCCCCTGCTTTATTCCATCTAAGCATTTGATTTGGTACTTCATCATACTCACCAGCGTTCAGCACTTTCAACATAGTGCTTGCATTTAGGTTTCCTCCACCTAAATTATATGTCCAACTAACTAAAGCATCAAATTGGTTTTGTTGAAGTGGTACTTTTACTGCTGTATTTACATAGTTTTCATACTCTTCCAACTCTACCTCTAGCATATGGTCAGCATGGCTTTCACTCCATTCATCTCCAGGTTGCACATCTTTTGTGTGTCCATAACCTATTGTCCATACACCTGCAGGGCATTTATATGCTGTTAGCACACACCCTTCAAAATGTTTAATTAAATCAATTCCGTACTCTGATGTTTTCATTTGTTCTCCTTTGAGTGAGGGGTTTTCACTCGTGAGAAACACCCCTCGAAACCCTGACAGTATTAAGATAGAACAGTTATGCTTTGTGCCATCACACCTCCGAAACCTATGATGATTATAGTGTTCATCAGTAAGTCGCAAAGTGAACCGTCCTCACATATACTATCACGAACTTGCAATAACATTGCTTTCATTTTAATTTATCTCCAAGATTTTCCTCTTAGAATTTGGAGTTCGTGACAGAGTGATTGTCAGTAATCCGTCTTGTAGATTTACATTATCTACTTGTAAGTCAGCGTTAAGAATAAATCTTCGTTCAAAAGACTTTAGACTTAATCCTTGATGAACAAAGCGTT